GGTAGTTCAGAGGCGACAAACAAAGTCTCGCACACGTCAAGAGGTTCGTAAGAACCATAAAGTTACCAGGCAAGTTACCGAATTGTTTAGAATTGTTATTAGGCTTACCTAAACCAATCGTTAACATAACGAATGTCTAAAAACTGGCGAAGATAATTAGTGTTTTTTACAAGCCACCATACCCAAAAAAGTGGTCGCTGGTTCTATATCGATAATACTTCGGAACAATACTTATGAACTCAAAAGACTTTAAAGACAAATTCAAGAACATAACGGCAATTTCATTTGGAACATTAGAAGACAGTTTATTAATAAGTTTTCACGGTTTCGAAAGCCAAGAACAAGCAAGAGAGTTTTCAGAGATCTTATTTGCCAAGATTAATATGACGTACTCTAACTTTCAAGAACCAGTAACGTTTCATTAATGAAAGTTCAGATACCGTATTCACCAAGACCACAACAAGCTTATCTACATCAACAGTTAGATAAATATCGTTATGGTTTATTGTTATGTCATCGTAGGTTTGGAAAGACAACGCTATGCTTAAATCACTTATTACGATGTGCATTAACAAATAAGAATTATAATCCAAGATATGCTTATGTTGCTCCAACTTATAAGCAAGCTAAAAGCATCGCTTGGGATTTCTTAAAATTTTATGCTGAGAAAATTCCAGGTACTAAGTTTAACGAAACAGAACTTAGAGCCGATTTTATTAATGGATCAAGGATAACGTTATTATCATCTGAAAATCCAGATAGCATTAGAGGAGTTTATCTTGACGGAGTAATTGTTGACGAGGTTGCACAAATCCAAGCATCCTTGATAGACGAAGTTATTACACCAGCTTTATCTGATCGAAAAGGTTTTATGATTATGGTTGGCACGCCAGCTGGAATGAATAATATCTTTTACGATTATTACCTTAAAGCTCAAGAAGATAAAAATTGGTTATTATACAAAGCGAAAGCTTCCGAAACTAAGATTGTAGATCAGGAAGAGTTAGACAATGCTTTATCAGTAATGGGTAAAGCTAAGTTTGATCAAGAGTTTGAATGTAGCTTTGTAGGTAATGTTCCAGGATCTATCTATGGTGAAATCATATCTGATCTGGAAGACAAAAGACGAATTTCAAATGTACCGTATGATCCAAGCTATTTAGTTCATACAGCGTTTGACATTGGTTTCAAAGACGACACGACAATAATTTTTTTCCAAGATATAGGACATACAATAAATATAATAGATTGTTACTCGAACCGAAACCAAGCGTTACCGCATTATATCCAAGTGATGAAAGAGAAGCCGTACATTTACGGTACTCATTATGCACCGCACGATATAGAGGTAACAGAGTTTACTTCTGGAAGAAGTAGAAGAGAGACAGCGTTTCAATTAGGTGTGAAGTTCAAAGTCGTACCAAAAACACCTTTAGAAGATGGCATCCACGCTGTTAAAATGCTCTTACCAAGATGTCAAATCGATATAGATAATTGCAAACCATTATTAAATGCGTTGAGGCATTATCATAGAAGATACAATGAGAGAGAACGAATTTATGCAAGTAAACCTGTTCACTCCTGGAGTTCACACTTTGCGGATGCGATGAGAGTTTTAGCAACTGGCTTTCACGAAGCAAAGTTTAATCCAGCAAACCGTCAACAAGTTGCAGATAACAAATACAACATACTATGAGTTTTATAGCTAAATTATTTTCACCACCAAAAATGCCAGCGTTTGTTATGCCGTCTGTTTCTGAAGTTCCATCTTACGATGACAAAGAAAGAGCAGCAGCAGAGAAGCAAGCATTACTTGATGCTGAGAAAAAAAGAAAAGGTAGAAGATCAACAATTCTGACAAGCGGTCAAGGTCTAACGACTGATCCTGAAGAATTAAACACGCCAACATTACTAGGAGGATAACCTTATGAACCTTAAAAAAATTTTATTAAAGCTACAAAGTAAAGCTGATCAATTTGGTATTGATGAAATTGCAAAAATGAATAGCAGCAAAATATCAGATCAAATTAGTGCTTGGAGTAAAATTGGAGTTCCAGCAACAGTTTATGAATTAATGAAGTTAAAGAAGAAAAAAGAAAAAGAAAAAGACAAAACAATCTTAACAAAAGAAGCAAGTAAGAAAACTATATTAGGAGACGATTAAATGGGTGGATTTGTAAGTAGAGTAATAAATACTTTTACTGGTGGAGGTTCAAGCTCTCCAGTTCAACAAGTACAACAACAAGCCGTGCAACAAGCACCAACTGGTCCAACTGAAGCTGAGCTTACGGATCTTAGATTATTAAAAACTAAGAGAAGAGGCAGACGTTCAACGATACTTGGAGTTAATTCAGAAGAAGAACTGGCTTTAGGTAAACCGACTTTATTAGGATGAGTTTAGTTGCCAATATTAGAAAACGTCAACGTAAAGGTATTTCAAGACCAAAATCTCGTTCGACTATTTCAAGAAAAGCTTACGCTGCAATGAAGCGAGGCTGGAAAAAAAGATAATGCAATCAGAAGACTACAGAAAACTAGCTAGACAGCTAAAAGATAATTTATCTAGGTTACAAGAAAGACGAAGTAACTTTGAGAGCCATTGGCAAGAAGTAGCTGATTATATGCTACCTCGTAAGTCAGATATAACTAGGCATCGATCTCAAGGAGATAAAAGAAATTTATTAATCTATGATGCTACTGCCATACATAGTTTAGAATTATTATCTGCAAGTTTACACGGTACTTTAACTAGCTCAGCTAATCGTTGGTTTAATCTTAGATTTAAAGAAGAAAATTTAAACGACATAGACGAGGCAAAAGAATGGTTAGAAGATAGTACGGAGCGAATGTATAACGCTTTTGCTAAATCTAATTTTCAGCAAGAGATATTTGAATGTTACCACGATTTAATTGCGTTTGGTACAAGCTGTTTGTTTATTGAAGAAGATGATGAAGACATTGTTAGATTTTCAGCAAGACATATTAAAGAAGTTTACATAACAGAAAACAATAAAGGATTTGTTGATAGCGTTTATAGAAAATTTAAAATGTCGCTTAGTTCAGCGATTGAATATTTTGGTATTGATGCGGTAAGCAATGATACTAAGAATTTATTTAAGAAAAATCCTTTTGAAGAAATTACTATCTGCCACGTTGCTAGACCGAGAGATATTTATAATCCTAAAAAATCTGACAATAAGAATATGCCGTTCGAAAGTATTTATTTCGAATTTGAAAGCGGACATATTTTAAAGATTAGTGGCTTTAAAGAATTACCTTATGTTGTTGCAAGATATTTAAAAGCTTCAAACGAAACTTACGGCAGATCTCCAGGTATGAATGTTTTACCTGATGTTAAAGTACTTAATAAGATGGTCGAAGTATCATTAAAAGCAGCACAGAAACAAGTTGATCCACCTTTATTAGTTCCTGATGATGCAATGATCTTACCAATTAGAACTGCTCCAGGTTCTTTGAATTATTATCGATCAGGTACAAGAGATAAAATTGAACCGTTAAATATCGGTGCAAATAATCCATTAGGTTTAAATATGGAAGAACAAAGACGGCAAGCGATTGCTAGAGCGTTTCATATAGACCAATTAATGATCCAAGAAAATCGTACGATGACTGCAACAGAAGTTATGCAGCGTAACGAAGAGAAAATGAGAATACTTGGACCAGCGTTATCCAGAATACAACAAGAACTATTACAGCCATTAATCGTAAGAGTTTTTAATATAATGCTAAGAAATAATTTATTTGTTCCAGCACCTGAAGCCTTAGTTAATCAGGAAATTAAAATTGAATACATTTCACCTATGGCATTAGCTCAAAGAGGTCAGGAGCTACAATCTATTATGAGAGGTTTAGAAATATTTGGATCTATTTCTCAAGTAACACCAGTCGTTGATTACATTGACGAAAGAGGTTTAGTAAAAAGTATAATTAAAACATTAGGCTTACCAGCGAAGATGATTAAGTCTGATGCTCAAGTTGATGAAATTAGAGCGGTCCGTCAAGAGCAACAAGCTCAACAAGCCGCAATGATGCAACAAGTTCAAGAGAGCGAAGTTGCAAGAAATGCTGCACCTTTAGTTAAAACTATAAATGAACAGCAATAAAGAAAACAAACAAAAACTAATCCAGTTAATTCAGGATTATAAAAATGTTTTTAAATCAGACGAGGGTTCAAGAGTTCTCGAAGATTTAGAAAAAAGATGTCATTACTCAATTACAACATTTAGTAAAGACAGCTCACACGAAACTGCTTTTTTTGAAGGACAACGATCTGTTTTTCTTTTCATAAAAGCGATGATCAACAAAAAGGAGTAATCTATGGATCAGACAACTGAAGCGGTTGTTAGCGAACAACCAAATCAATCTGTTGCAGATGTAACTGTATCAGATCAATCGCCAAGTCAGGAATTTAAAACTTTAATACCTGATGAATACAAGAACGAAAAATCTTTACAAAAT